CGACAACACAGGCTATACTAAGATTTCGTCAGGGCAACTTTGTGCGATTGGATTCAGATGAAGATGATGAAGAGCCAATCCCTAGACAACGAATTTATTATTAGAGGTAACAATCATGGCAAAACAAGCATTAAAAAGAATAGGAAGAGCAGTATATCAAGCTAAAACTGCTCCGCTTCAAGTAGCATCTAGATTTGCATCAATAGCAGCACCTGGTTCAAAAGCAGATCAACTTCTTGGTAAAGCAGCTAGACCATTTAAAAAAGGTGGCTCTGCTATGAAATACAAAGATGGTGGTTGTGTTGCTGGCGCTGCTAATCGCAGACGCATGATGCAAGAAACGGTTAACAAATAAATTAGAGGTAATAATCATGGCAAGAAAAATAATTAAAAAAGCAGTTAAAGAAGCAATCAAACGTGGCAGAGGCAGACCCAAGGGATCTACCAATGCACCAAAAATAACCAAGCGTAGCGAAGCTCCGATTAAATCAGAAAGAAGTAAAATCGAAGAAGCTAACAAAATAGCAAAAGCTAGAAGAGCAAAAGCAACAGGCATGACCGCAGGACCTGGTGCTTCAGCTGTAAAGAAAACTTTACCAACAGGCTCAAAAAGAGCTACTGCTCTTGGGCTAGGCGCATCAGCTGCTGCTATTGGAACCATGGGTCGTAAAAAACCAGAAGCACCTAAAAAGAAAACATTTGCTGAAGCTTTTAAAGAAGCTCGTGCAAAAGGCGAAGGCACAAAGTTTACTCATGATGGCAAATCATATACAGCTGTTACCAAAGATGACCTTAAGAAAAAAGGTTACGATGCTAACGAACTTGCCGCTTACAACAAGCGTGGCGGTAAAGCCAGAGGTCCTTTAAATAGACTTGGTCAAGGCGTAAAGAAAGTTCTTTTAGGTAAAGATAAGAAGTTCGGTGGTGACAAAGGCGCGATTGACTTTATTAGAAAGCCTGAGAAAAAAGCTGCTGGCGGCATGATGAAAGCTAAAGGCTATAAAGCTGGTGGATCTGTTAAAACCAAAGCATGTGGAGCTGCTAAAAGAGGTTTTGGTAAAGCTTATATGAAAGGCAAAAGATAAATTGTGCCAAAAAAAATTATTAAAAAAGCAGTTAAAAAATCTGCTAAAGAGATAGAAACTTTTATCAAGGGAATGGACAATGTTTCAAAAGAAACAGCTGATAGAATTAGGACAGGCAAGATTAAAATAAAATCAAGCAATCCAAAAATTCAAGAATCTCTTGATGAAAAGTTTCCATCTTTAAGACCAGTCAAAAAAATGGCTGGTGGTGGCATTGCCATCAAAGGACACGGTAAAGCATTTACAGGTAACAAGTAATGGCTAGAAAAGTTGTAAAAAAATTGCTTTATGATGCAATGAAAGAAGAGGACAGAGTAAAACTTTTAACGCTTTACAACAAAGGAATGGATTTACCATATGGCTCTCCAGCTCATAAAAAAGTTATGAAAGAAATTGATGAGCTTAGAGAAAAACAACCTCATTTAGAATCCGTGCAATCTAAACCAAAAAAAATGTTTAGAGGTGGGTTGGCTAAAAAAGGATATGGCAAAGCATATCTAAAAGGAAGAAAATAAATGGCAGATGTAGATAAAGCAATTACCATCGAAGAGCAGATGGAACTTAAGGTTCGTGATAGATCCAAAGGCATGGAGATTGAAGTTGATGTTGAAGAAGATCAGCCTGAGTTCGATGACTTTGAACAGCTAGATGATGGTAGCATTGCTTTTGGTATGCCAACTCCTCTTGTAGAAGAAACAGACTTCTACGCTAACCTTGCTGAAATCATTGATGATGGAGATTTAAACTCAGTCAAAAATGATTTGATGGCCAACATCGATGCTGACAAAGAGTCACGCAGCGAGTGGGAGAAAACTTATCGTGAAGGTCTAGAGTATCTTGGTATGAACTACGAAGAAAGAACTCAACCTTTTGAAGGAGCTTCTGGTGTTATGCATCCACTCCTTGCTGAGTCAGTCACTCAGTTCCAAGCTCAAGCGTACAATGAGCTGTTACCTTCTCAAGGTCCAGTTAAAACACAGGTGGTTGGTATGGCCACACCTGAAACAGAACAACAAGCATCACGCGTACAAGAGTTCATGAACTATCAGTTGATGCAAGTCATGCGTGAGTATGACTCTGAGACAGATCAAATGTTGTTCTATCTACCACTCAGTGGTTCAGCTTTTAGAAAAGTATATTACGATCAAAACTTAGGCAGAGCAGTTTCTAAGTTCATTCCAAGTGAAGACTTGATTGTTCCTTACGGAGCAACTGACTTGCACAGTGCGACAAGAATCACTCATGTGATTAACATGTCCATGAATGAAATACGCAAGCTGCAACAAATCGGTTTTTATCGTGATGTAGATCTAAACTATGGCACAGTCAATCCAAATGAAACTGACGAGATCCAAGAAGAGATCGATAAGTTACAGGGCGTTGAGCCTAGCTATTCAGACGATGACACTTGTCAAGTCTTTGAGTCCCATGTCGAGTTAGACATACCGGGCTTTGAGGATATGAACGCTGAAGGTGAAGAGACTGGCATCAAGTTGCCATACATCGTCACCATGGCTAATGGCAAAGTATTGTCCATTAGAAGAAACTACAAAGAGAATGATCCGTTAAAAGAACGCATCAATTACTTTGTGCATTACAAATTTTTACCAGGCCTAGGATTCTATGGCTTTGGTTTAACCCACATGATCGGAGGCTTGTCAAAAGCCTCGACTTCTATTCTGCGTCAGCTTATTGACGCTGGTACTTTATCTAATTTACCAGCTGGCTTTAAGGCTCGTGGAATCCGTATTCGCAATGACGATCAACCTTTACAACCAGGTGAGTTCAGAGACATGGACGCTCCGGGTGGAAGTTTGCGAGACGCCTTTGTACCGTTACCGTTCAAGGAACCTTCTCAAACTCTCCTCTCTCTCCTGGGAATCCTTGTTGATAGTGGTCGGCGTTTCGCATCTATTGCTGATATGCAAATCGGTGATGCGAATCAAAATGCGCCAGTCGGTACAACGGTTGCTCTACTTGAGCGTGGCACAAGAGTTATGTCTGCAATTCACAAAAGATTGCATGCATCTCAAAGGATTGAGTTTGAAATCTTATCTAAGGTTTTTGCTGAATACTTGCCACCATCTTATCCGTACAACACAGCTAATGGTAATCAGACCATTAAGGCTTTGGACTTCGATGAGCGTGTAGACGTCTTACCAATCTCAGATCCAAATACTTTCTCTATGTCTCAACGAGTCATGATGGCTCAAGAGTTACTTAGAACAGTACAAAGCAATCCAGAGATTCATGGACCCAATGGTATTTATGAAGCTTATAGAAGAATGTACGCGGCCATGGGAGTGCAAAACATAGAACAGTTATTGCCACCTCCTCCACAGCCACAACCTATGGATCCAGCAAGTGAGAACGCAGGGCTGATTACAGGACTGCCTCAACAAGCTTTTGCTGGACAAGATCATGATGCACACATTAATTCACACATGTCTTTGTATAGCACTGTGACTGCTCAATCAAACCCAGCGGTTTTATCTCTCATTCAAGCACATGTTTATCAGCATGTTTCATTTAGAGCTGCTGAAATTGTAGATCAACAAAATGCTCAGAACCCTGAGTTCCAAATGATGATGCAACAAATACAACAGTTGCCACCAGAGATCTCTATGGGTTATCAGCAACAACTACAAGACTCTGTGTCTCGTGATGTAGCAGCGGTGGTTGCTCAATTAATGCAACAGATCAATCAAATGTTTATGCCACCTCCTCCAATGCCAGATCCATTGGTTGAGTTGAGAGGCAAAGAGTTAGACATTAAAGCTGATGACGTACAACGCAAGCGTGAAGAGTTTGTACAACGTCAACAGTTTGATGCAATGAAAGCAATGCAAGGCAATGAACTTGCAGAGCAAAGGTTACAAATTCAAAAAGAAATTGCTATGATGAAAGATGCAATTGCTCGTGAAAGAATCGAACAACAAAATCAATTTAAAGCAATGGATATCATGCGAGGTAACAAATGAGTTCAGTTAGACAAAAAATGACAGCAGTTAATAAAGCTGCTATGAAAGAAGAAGAGGCAAAACAAAATGGCAATCAACCGATCATCAATGAGAATGCAAATATCGACATCGACAAGATCGCCAAAAAGATCGACAAAGATGCGGACAAAGTCCTTGCTGAAGCGACCAAAGAAGTTAAAGCTAAATCCAAAAAGTCTAAGTCTGTCTTTAAGACTAAGACCAAGGTAGTTAAGAAAAAGTAATGGCCAAAGGCGTTAAGCATTACAAAAAAGACGGTAGTGTTCATAAAGGCGGTATGCATAAAATGCCAAATGGACAAATTCATTCTGGTGCTTCACATAGCAAAACAAGTGTAAGACTTTATCACTATGGTGACTTGTCAGAAACAGCAAAGAAAAAAGCTAGGCTTCAGAGAAAAAAATAATGCCATTAAAAAAAGGTAGCAGTCGGAAGACAATTTCTGCTAACATAAAGGAATTAATGGGCAGTGGCAAAAAACAAAAGACTGCCATTGCAATAGCTTTGCAACAAGCAAAGAAAAATAAAGGTAAGAAAAATGGAAAAAGTAAAAGGCGTTAAGACAAGC